ATGACCGTATCATTACACCCTCAAGTCCCTGAGAATCGCTGTCCGCGCTGTCAATCACCACTAAAAGTGGTTCAAGTGCACGGACACGGGCAATGTGCCCATTGCAAAGCAGTGATTGACGACTGTTGTCAGGGTGAAACCTGTCAGGCCCCAGTTCCGGAACGCTGAACTGGATCACACCGCACACCCATCACAATGTGGTTTTTATTTATCGTAAGTAATTGCGCTGCCATCTCAGTGGTTCTGTCAACACACTCATGAATAGTCTTGTATGGGCCGCGTGTGTCATCAGCCGCAAAACAATTATCTAGGTTACCAGACAGGCAAACCAGTACCATTGCCTCGAACATCTTTTTTCATCCCACTTCACCCCAGTTGTTACCTAGCTCCGCATCGACATCAAACGGAACCTTTAAATCAGGTACACAAGTAGACATGATTTCGACTACGCGGTCAGCCTGATCTTGTGACTCAATGTTAAAGCAAAGTTCATCATGAACAGTAAGCATGGGGCACAGCCCTTCGCTATAACAATCAGTCATGGCTTTCTTAGTTTGATCCGCGCTAGACCCCTGAATCAGCCTGTTCAGGGCTTTGTATGTAAAGGCTCTGCGGATCCGACCCTTACCACCATATTCTTTTATGGCTTGTTCCATGGGCAGCGGCTTATTGTAAGTGTATGATACTGGCTCCCACATGTCAAAACGGCACTTTCTTCCTAGCCATGTCCTGATAACGCCGCGATCTGACGCATATCTAGATGTCATATCAGCCAGACCTTTAACGAAAGGAACACGCTCATAGTATTTATTGAGTAGTGACGTTGCTTCGTCCTCTGTGATATCAAGCACATTAGCTAACTTCTTTTTGCCCATGCCGTACATGATGCCAAGGTTCACAGTCTTAGCTTCCTTACGAGGGATCTCTGCCATGTCAGCCACCATCTGGTGGAAGTCAGCGTCGCCCTCGTGGTACATTTTAACAACATCGTCAATCTGTGGGTGGCGATCTACTCCTGTCAAGGTGGCACAGTAGTGGGCTAGCCAACGAGGTTCTTGAGAGGCATAGTCAAATGATCCCCACTTGCAACCATCCTCTGGTATAAATAGACCACGGATCATCTTTTTGATCTCTGGGTCACGAGCCGGGATCTGTTGCAAATTTGGGTTGCTTGAAGAAAAGCGTCCCGTTACAGTACCGCCATCATCAGAACGAAGGGCATTGAAATCACAATGAATACGTCCGTTATGCGAATGTTCAAGAATTGTCTCAACAAATGTTGTATTGGCCTTGTTCAGTTCACGAATTTTCACAATCTTTTTGGCGAGGGGATGCTCGTGGTTCGCAAGAAATTGTTTGGTAAAAGACGGCGCTCCCGTGTTTGGTGTTGTCGCGTACTTGATCCCGACAGAGTCGAAGGCTTTTGCAATAGATGTCGCAACCCACGGCTCAATGGCGATCCCAGTCTCTTCCTTTACTTCTTTAAGTAGAGCCTGCTCACGCCCTGATAGCTCCTTCTTTACCTGCTCTGCCCTGTCCATGTCCACGCGAACCCCGCGTGTCTTCATGTCAAGCAGTACAGGAACCAGACTTGACTCTAGCTCAAAGATGGATGTGCATTCATCCTTTACCAAGTCTGTGCGTAACCGATCCCACAGCCGGAGAGTAACAGCAGCATCCTGCTCTGCGTAGGGACCAACATATCTGGACGGCAAACGATACATATCACTTTTGGCATTGACACCAAACTCTTCAGCAGCCGAGCGCAGTATCTTTTCATCCTTGCGCTCAGACAAATAGTCACGAGCCAGTGAATCCAAGTTATACCAGCGGCGGTTCTCATTCAGTAACGGCGCTGCAACCATTGTATCAATGATCTTGCCCTGAACTTCTATGCCCTCTGCTCGGAGCCACCCAAGATCGTACAACGCATTGTGCATTACCTTTTCGATGTTTGGTGTAGCCATCATCTTTTTCATCCACGCCATCACAGATGAACGCGGCAGGTTGCCTGCATCGTGTTTGATTGGCAGATACCAAGAGCTATCCCCTGCTGCTACAGCTATCCCAATGATGTACCCATCCTTGCGGCACCACCCCGGCCCAAGCTTAGTCAGGTTTGGGTCGCGTGTTTCAAGGTCAACAGCTATCCTGTCGTACTGCGTGAGGTCAGGTAGCGAAGCAGGTGGTGACCAGTCACTGTCTGTTTTGCCCCAAGCCACATCTTTGAGGTCTTGCGCCAACAAATGATATTGATATGAATCACTCATAATAGGTCTCTATGTCTTCTATTGAATGTTTAAAAATAAATACGGGGGTTCTGTCGCCTACATACGCTCCAGCTACGTTGTAGTTGAAGTAGTCAATAGCTTCATGCTCTTCCATGCCTTGAGCCATTAGAATGTCTAGGCACTTCTCAGCGTCGTATGCAATGACTTGTTCTGAGCCACATCTTTCGGCAATGCCAATGACAGCTTCATCGAAACCATCGGCCTTGTAAAAATATTTTTCTGCTTCTTTAACTAGCGTCATTTATAATCTCCCCACCCAGTGCTGCATATCCGATGATGTCTACCCACGAATCGTCTTTAGTAATATCTTCTGCCAGCCGCGCCAGCTTTACGCCAACCATGCAGGCAACTACCTCTTGCGGAGTAATATCCGCATCAAGTTTATTCTTTAAAAGGATTGTCCATATGTCAGCAATACGCTGATGATTCATCTTTGCTGGCCCATATTCTTTTGCCCTTGGTCCATTGATTAGTCTTTCTGCTTCATCAAGAAAATCTTTTCTATTTTTTGTCATACTGCAAATCCGTATTGTCCTGTTGATTCGATTAAGTGAAGATGTTTTTTTGTGCGCGTGGCACCAACATAGAAAACCCTGACCTCACTATCTTGGTCAAGGTTTTCTGTGCATGCTTTTGTAGAGTCTAGGAAAAGGGCGACGTTATCCGCCTCGCCACCTTTGGCTTTGTGTATCGTCGATATCCGGATCCTCGGACTGCCAGATAGTAATCGCTCCCCCCGCCGACGTACCGACGTAATGTAGGCGATCTCCTTGTCCGACACTTTCAACACACTCATCCACGGCGACTCCGATGTCGCGTTCAACTGGCATTTGTCTTTGATGTCGTCCAGAGTATATGTGTGTTCTGGGTCTAATGATTCTAGGAGCTTGCGTCCAGATTTGGAAATAACATTTCCGCTTAGTATCTTCGAGAAGTTCTTCAGTTCTGCTGCTGATAAGGACAAGCCTTTGCATAATTTTAACCATACCTCAATGCCGTTTAAAACATTTTGAGATAGGGACCATCCAGCCCCCTCTCGCCAGAAGAGATAACCATCTTCCTTGAGGCGGGTGGAGATCTTATTCGCAATGTAGTTTGTCCGTGCTAGGATTAACCATTCACCACTCTCTAAGTCTAGCTCCATTATATCACGGTGCCATGACAGGTTCCCCTGCCTTTCGGTGGGTTGCCAAACTTTATTTTGTCTGATCGCAACACGGTTAACCAAGTCGTCAGAAAACTGGTGCACGGACAACGGTACACGGTAGGATTTATCCAAGATTATCTTATGATCACTGGCGTTCAAGAAGTCCGATACACGGACCCCCATCCATGAATAGATGCATTGGTCATCGTCACCAGCGTAGTACACTTTCTTTGAGTTAGGCACCAACACTTCCTTGACCATGCGCCATTGAAGCGGTGCTAGATCCTGCGCTTCGTCAATAATCAACAGATCAAAATGTGGGCTTGTGCCCTGCTTGATAAAGTCTTCGATCATGTCAACAAAGTCACGCTTGCGAAGCTCTTGCTTAAATTCCCGATAGGCTTTGTCCAATACGCGAAGCTGTTGATAGTGCAAGCTGCGGTCAGCCGTGTCACTAAACTGCTGTTCGATGCTTACCTCACGAACCCTAGCCATCTGGATCAGGGATAGGTACTTATCCCCGCCAGCGCCGGGGGTGAACAGCACACCTTCTGACATGTTGTTCGATGCGTTGGCACGAAAGTCTAGCCCAACCAGACTGCCAAGTTCATGATAGTCCCTTCCCTTGAACACATCTTGTGAACGCATACCCAACCAGCTAAAGGCCAGCGAGTGCAGTGTGCGAAACCAGACTAGATCTTTATGATCTACATTAAGTTCTGCGATTGCTCGTGTCTTAGCTTCTTCCGCTGCCTTCTTACTAAAGGACATAAAAGCTATGCGGCTGGGGTCCATGCCGTTAGCTATAGACTCCTTGACAATGCTTATCAGCTTTGTTGTTTTGCCCGTTCCCGGTGGTCCAAAAATTGTTGTTTCCATTAGAACGGCACCTCTGACTTTTGTATTACCACGTCGGGTGTTTCCACCTCTGCCGCAAACTCAGGCACCCACCACACACGAACCGACTTCCACTTGCCGCTTGATGTCTTGAACCGCTTCACACCATGTGAGTCGTCACCTTCGTTCATCTCTTTGATGCGCTCTTGGATCTGTGCTCTAGTGTAGCTGTCGAACTTCTTCTGCCGCAGAAATTCCATCAACGAATCCAGCCTAAAGAAAGTCACCTGTTCTTCTGCATCGGTGTAGGGCTTGCCCAGCATAATCTCTTCTACTGTCTGAGCCTGCACCCGTCCGGTACAATATGACTCAAGCAGGTCAAGGAACTGGCCTTTGTATGTCAGTTCTTCTGGCACTTCAATCTGGTTGCAGTTGTCCATCAGGTTGTTGATCAACACCTGCCAGTCGGCATCCTTGGCGCGTTCAGGCATAAAGTTTAGCTGCTCCATGCATGACCGCTGGAACAGGCGCGGATTCTGTAGCTCATCGGTATCAAGCTCCAGTCGCCTGCCATCAATGTCCAAGAACCATAGGCGCGGCTCTGACATCACAACCGATAGGCCACTGATGGTGGGCAATGTTCCACCGCCCCCGATCCCGTGCTTCAGGGTGCGACATATGTTCTTGTTGCAGTACGAAGCCATCGGCTCTTCACTGCACAGGTAGCCCCATTCTTTCTTTTCGACTTGGTTCTGTATCGTCACGATCTCTGACGCAGGAAGCGGCGGCTTGAAGTCCTTGGCATTGTGTTCTTCAAGCAAAGTCTTCCAGTTCACTTCATCATACTTCTTGAGGAAGATACCCAACTGAAATGCAAACTTGTTGCGCTCACCCTCACCCACGCCAAGCATCAGCTTGGAGCGGACACAAGGTATGTAGTCAGGGTATAGGTTAACCTCACCACCAATTGGCAGCTTCATAAATTCGTTTGGATCGACGCTAATTTCATCGACCATGTCGAGGAACTGTTCTAGTGTCGCCCCGTCCCCGTCCGGAAGAACCGCCGGGCGGAGCGTCTGTTCCGAATGAAAGTACGGAAGGTTAATAAAGTTCCCAACATCACCACGCTCGACCAAAACCTGTTCTTGCTTCGGGAAGATTTCACACTTGCCATGCCCAAGCATAGCAGCAATCTCCGCAGCTTTGTCTCTGAATTGTCCTGCACTGAACCACTCCTTAAAGAAAAAGAATATGTGAGCGCCGCCCGATTTAGAACGGCACACGATACACGGTACATTGTTTTCTGATAACTGCTTTATGAGAGCAGAGTGATCTAATGGATACACATCGATATCAAGCGCACCAAACTTGCACTTGTTATCTTCATTAATAGGTATGGACCCGACGCCAGTCTTGCCGTCGAGATGTTCTTGCACGAGTTCCACAGTCAACGGTTTACGAACAACGTATGACTTGGCTTTAGTTTTCCCGGCTCTTCGTTCTTCTGATATATCTGTACGTCCATGTGCAGCGCCGAAACCAGCAAACGCCGCCATGAACCTTTCCGCAAGGGTCATAGCAATCTCCAAAAAAGGAAGGGGTGCCACCTATGACAAAGGCTCCGGCAAGCCCAAGTGACACCCCAACTGGTTAAAACGGTACGTCAGCAGCCTTAGTTGCTTGAGCCATCTCATCGGATGTACCCGCAGCCGTTTTAATCTCTCCTTTTTTGAAGCTCTCAGCCATCTCTTTGGCTGCAAGCATAGCCTGACCCATCTTGGAAACATCAGTCTCACGGGCAACCTTAAAGTTGTACCACGTTCCCTGATCGTTACTCTCGGACACAGTCGTTATCCGCCACGCAGTACCATAGATAGGTAGGATGAACGGACCGTTCTTACCCACGGCTCGGCAGGCCGTGCGTTGCGAGTTCCATTTCTTGGAGACTTTCAACTGAGTCTTCTTCATATCCAAAACAGCAGGATCATAATCCCCTGTTTCTTCGTTGTACACCATCACTAAATGCTGGTGACAACGCACAAGTTCGTTACCTGAAGGTAGGATTTCAGCCGCGCCTTCACGAGTAGTATTAGAAAGATCTGGATCGTTATACTCCAGTTCCCTCACGAGTCCACCACCCGCAGAGCGTGGGGTAAACTCAAGATACTTCATCTCAAAAGCCACAGGAATGACAACCACACCTGTATCTTCAGAGTAGATCTCGCCCGTCACAGTGTTGAAGATATCACCCTGTGACGCACCTTTAATATACTCAGGCTTTTCTTTATTAAGCTGCGGCGAGAGGGCTTGTAGTATCCGCACAAACGGAATCTGCATTTGCTCCTGACCGATCTTTTCAAAACCTGCACCAGCGTTTTCTTCAAAGATATCCATCAAGCCTTCTGGTGCCAGACTTGTATTCGCTTTTTCTGCAACTGCTGTAGTAGCCATAGTTAATTATCCCTTTTTAATAACAGCACGGTTTCCGACATACACACCAAAGGTGTCGTAGTCGATCTCTTGTTGAGACTCGATACGATTCTTCACCCACGACCGTAAAGTCATCGGGTGAATATGTGTTTTTTGATTTGGCTCAAGACCCTGATTACGAAGATCATCAAGCACAGCGCCAGCCATATTGTCTTGGCCCATGCCGAATGACACAACGACATCATTCTTTATTATGTCAGCCTCACCAATTGAACGCAGAAAGTTATAAGCTTCGTCTCTACGATCATCTGGAATACGAGCAGACACAAACTTCTCGACAGAGACTTTGTTACCATCAACTGTCAAGCTTTCAACACCAAGCTCTTGCATCAGGGCGGGGATGTCTTCCTCGTCCACAACGCGCTTCTTGGCTTTCAGGTCTTTTAGGAATTGTTCCGTCTGTTTAATTTCATCGTCAACCTTTTGAGATTCACGAATCAAACGGGATAGGCGAGTAGTGCCTTCTTCACTAACTTGGTCAAATGCCTTGGCGTTAGCAGCCTCTTCTTCAAATAACGAAAACACATCGTTCATCGTTCTTGCTCCTTGTTTAAAGTTTATCCCCTTCGGGAGTAGAGAAGTGTTTTACTTCGGGTCTGTGGCAAAGTCAATGGCTTCTTTTGCAAAATCGTCAAAGCCAACTGGCTTTATGTACGCCTTTACAATATGTGCCATCTGTCCACCTATCGTGCGCCCTTCTCTGTGCGCCAGATTCTTCAAGTCCGCGTGTACCTTATTAGGAATTGCAACTGATTTATATTTGGTATTGTCCAACTTATTCTCCTTGTCTTACTTGGACCCTTGTGCAACACTACATCAACTGGCTGGGATATAAAAGGATTATTTATGAAAAAACCCAACTATCGAAATGTCGAAGGTAAGCGGTGCGAAATTATAGCTGTAGACTGGCTGCTCTCTCAGGGGTGCTACACTTACACACCGACCATGGAACAAGGGCCCATTGATATTGTAGCCCTTTCCCCCAAAGAAGAGTGGTTCTACTTTGACGTAAAGAAAGCGAGTCGAAGAGACAACGGCACTATTATAAGCAGGCTCCGCACCGACAAACAAAAGAAGCTCGGCGTCCGTCTGCTCTATGTCGATCCCGAAACTGGTGAGTGCCACCTCTACCCCCATCAATTTAATCCTAACCCCCTATCAGAGACCAATGCTGCCTGCCGCAAGAATGGCGTTAAACCTCAAGCCATTTCCTCACTTCTTCACCAAGAGTCGCCCCCGCAAGATTAATCTTGCTTTTCAATGCTTTAGCTATGTTTATGTCTACCGTTCCGGGCACTACTAGATCCACATAAAGAACCTTATTGTGCTGACCGATGCGGTGGCACCTATCTTCTGACTGCCACCTTGTCTCAAGGTTGTAGTCGTTGGCATAATAGATCACATTGGTTGCCGCAGTGAGTGTGAGTCCATACCCAGCAGTCTGTGGGTTGGCGACAAAGAACCGTGCATCACCGTGCTGAAACGATTTGATAGCGGCCTGACGCTCTTCATCCGTTGTGTCCCCGTAATAACTGACCACGCTACACGGTCCATGGACTTTTTTTAGCTCTTGCACAATCTTCTGTATGTCATACCTGAACCGTGACCAGATGATTACCTTGCCTGTCATCTCTTCGATGGTGTCAAGCAGGGCCTGAATCCTGTTGCTTTTTATCTCGACCAGTTCACCATCATCTGTCTTCAAGTGACCACACAACACCTGTTGCATGCGAAGCAGTTTGGTCATAACTTCAGACGCAGTGACCAACTCACCATCTTCGAGCAGTGCAATTGCCGCGCCCTTTAAAGAATTGTAGTGTCTGGCCTGATCGTCTGTCAGTGCAACCTCACGGAACGTGTATATTTTGTCCGGCAGATCCAGCGCGTCTTCCTTCGTGACACGATACGAGAATGTGGACAGCTTGTCCGATAGTTCAGGCAGGTTCCTGTAGCCTACTATCTGAGTGAATGAGTGGTTGCCCATGCGCTGAGTCCTTGTCATGGCATATCGATTTTGGAACGACCAGAATGATTTGAAGCCTAGCAGGTCAGGATTCAGGAAGGCACACTGCGAATATAAATCAAGCGGTGATTTGGTTACTGGTGATCCAGTAAGTATGCGTTTGTATTTTGCCCGATTACCAAGCGCAAGTAAGTTCTTAGTCCTTTTGGCCTTGGGGTTCTTGATAGTCGTTGATTCGTCAACCGCAAGTAGGAAAGAACTGCCTTGTGTGAATGCATCCAGATACTTTTGGACTTTTGATGTCGCGAAACCTTCCACATTAACCAGCAGTATGCGGAGCTTTTCACGCTCCTCAATGGCATCAGTAAGTCTTCGGGCAGCAGCTTTGTTTGGATTCGGATTCCAAACATAAACCTCATGCGGTACGGCTTCGGGAAAGTGTACGGGAATCTCCGATATCTCCCAGTTTCTGTAAACCCCCTTCGGTGCCACGATGACAGCCGTGTCAATCTTAGAGTTTTCGGATAGCCAAACAATATTGTCGATGAGAACTTTCGATTTACCACAACCCATCTCCATGAAATATGCAAAGTTAGATTTGTCGTAACTTCTTACCAACGCCTCATGCTGGTGAGCATAGGGCTGAGTCTTATAATTAAACATATATATCTTAAAGCCAGTCTAAAGGAGACGGTGCGGATCTATCCTGCACCCATCCACCCTTGTATATAGCTTCCCTCTGCGGCGCGTCCGGATCGTCCTCGAACCGTTGTCCGTTGTATAGTTCATCAGTTTCATCAGATAACAGGAACGGGCCATGATATCCTGTGATCCACACAGACTTAGGCAACCGTTCCCACTTTTGTATACGACTAAGCTGCCGGATCGTCGTCTTCGGTATCCCAGTCAGGGATGAAATAGAATCCGGCAAATGGCTCATCTCCCACATCCTTTTTGCAACCAGCACTGCCAGACGCGGATGGTTGGGGAAATTTGATGATGTTATTGTCAGGCTTACCGTATACTCTGTCGTCATCTTTATCACTCATCTTCCACCCCGCCCGTCATAATTCCAAAACGAGCCGCTTCCATGTACCAAAGAACTTCGGCAGGATCGCTGACTGTTGTAATCATCTGAACCTGACCCTCATGGTTCTCACCCATAATGATGATGTCCTTGAATACCTCACTTGCGACCTCGCATACCATGGGCACAGGCTCTTGTGTTTTCTTCACACGATGCACAGGGAATGAAATTACCTTGTCTGTCAATGTCTATTCCCCTTTGTATAAGCCAGCACGAATGCGGCATACTTCTGCAATTGAGGTTGGCTTGCCATATATTTTTAGCCCCCTGCCATAGTTGTAGTTTTTCTTTTCGATGCGTCTGCCCAGACTGTCTCGTTTTTTCTCGACATCTGGTATTCTCATTGCATTAATCAATTCATCCTTCGTTGGCACACCCATACTCAACCTCTCATAATTCGTTTCCACGCCGCCCAAACTTCGTAGGCTGTCTCTTCATCAACGGGCTCTGGATTATACAAGTACCCGTTCACTATCTCTTCAATGATACACACTGCATCAGACCAGCTTATCTCTTCCGGTACTGCCGCTATGTCCTTTTCATCAGGCATTAAGTGCGTCTGCATCTCGCTCTCCGTCATGGCTACCTCTCTAATGCTATCCCGTATGGGATAAGTTGTAAAGAAATGAAGCATTCCATAGATTTCCCTGTCATGAGTTTAAAGCGGTTAGGGTTGATCAAGTCAGTCTCGTTCTAAAAACCTGCGGGGACGAAACTGGTTGACATCTATGGCGTTGAGGGACGCTGCTTCTGACGACCCTGAAGGAGGAACTACCGCTCCCCTACAACCAATCCACATACAGAACAGTGCATGCTTCCGTCTCTTTTAACGATGTGAGTCTGAACATCACATCTTGGGCACTGCCCCTGTTCAATTCTTTTTTGTAACGTGCCATCTCCCATATGGACTATGTTCGACGGTTCACGATCCACGAATACTTCGACCATAGCCATGTCTTTTGTTTTCACATACAAGTCCGCCGGAGTCTGGGAATGTGTGTTGCCAAGACGCATCATGATCATATCACCATCGTCCCAGACCTCGCGTATCACACGGCCTTCGAGCCTTTTATAATCGATCTTCATATGAACCTGCTCCAATATTCACTCCATGCCTCACCCAGCATGTCATGCTTTTCCGATAAGTCCAAATGTTTTAATTTGGCTAGATGTTTTTCCATGCGACCAGTGAACTCATCATACGTTTCACACTCGCCTATGACCTCGGTCACCTTGTCCATGAATTCTTCTTCAAGATCCATGGCCCATGCTTTCATCTTACCCATTGGATGTCTCCTGATGTAACCAAACCACTTCCGGTTCCCTGCCGCCAGTCAAGTTGACGACCTCACGCATAGCCTTTTCTTCCGCTTCGTCAAGGTCAGAGGCGAGGACATTGACCTCGCGCTCCACTAGTACCCGAACCTTGACACGGTAATTACCGCGATCTGTCATTAGCCATGCTCCTCAATGTCGAGATGGAACAGGTGGCGCACTGTCTGAGCCGTGTCGATCAGCTTGTGCATATCGTCAACGGTTACAAACCTAGCACCAGACCACTGAAGATCATCGCCGACACTGCTGGCGGCTTTGACTAGTTCTTCCACGCTTTGCACCATTGATGGATACTTGTCGCGTAGCTGAAACAGCAGGGCTTCACGCACCATTGCTTCCTGCTCACGTTGTTTCGCCCAATAGGCTTGTTTTTCCTCAACGGTCATTTCATCAATGCTTTTTGCTTTTCCCATCGCTTTGCTCCTTGTTAAATGTGGGATTTAAAATTCCATAGTTGATGTAGTTCTTAGGGATCGGGCGACCGTTCCTGTCAAGCCGCCGCCCAACCTCTGGGATCTTTAGATCTTTCAGCAGATCGTCTTTGCTAGGGACACTCATTAGTGCACGACCTCTTCATCATCGTCATCTTCCATGATCGACTGCACAGCGGTCTGCATCCCCCCAGCCAAAATACTGCTAACCAAAAACGGGTTATCAATATTGTTACGCAGAAGCATGTTATACGCCGCCGTAATCATGACATAAGCCATCTTATCAGGATCGATATTGTTCTTTGCTATCTTATCAATCGCTTCGTTTACGGCATTTGCCGCCTTTTCAAAACTATCAGAATCTTGGGACATGTCTGATCCCCTCTCTTTGTTTGTTTTTCATTACCATATATTCACGGTGCTTAGAGTCAATGATTTCCTGATCAGCCTGATCGAAGATAAGGTCACCGAATTCACGCATGAGTCGGCGCACCTCATCATCGACATACACTAGGTTTGTATCCTTCATGGCTTAACCTCATAATAATAGGGTTTATAGCATCTATCCCGTGCTGAATTACCTTCGAGGGTTAACAACAACCTATTGTATGCCACTCGTGCCGCGAGAGAGTCAGAGTCACTCTCTATTCCCCGCTTGAGCAGAGGCAAAATCGCAAGTATGTGCTGTTCCTGTAATGAGACTTCAAATCCCTCATACTCTGAAAACTTACACGGCATACGATATTCACCCCTGTTCTCGTGCTCTATGACATGATCTTCCACATC